CATCGCTACAGTATTATCTTCTTGTTCGTACTCTGATAGTTTAGACCAGTCAATCTTATCTGGCATACATGATAGTAGCATTTCATAGTCATGCTTACCACAGTCTTGGTATGGTGCTTGTTGATAAGTGTGATCGGAGTGTGGTAGGAATGACACACCGGACATCTCATCAAAGTGTTTGTAAACAAATGCACCAACATCCATCCACTCATCATCTCTGACTGAGATAGTTACTGATGGCTTATGTTCACACCATGATCGTTGATAAGTAAGCCACATCTCTAGTTGCTCTATGGCTGTCATATCGTTTCTAGTAATAGCTTTGTTGGGAGACTTTACAGGAAAACTAAACACTGTAGTTGTATCTCCCTTGAATACACAAGGCTCATTTGGTATACCTTGATCCTTCATGAACTGTGTTAGAGGATCTTTGTTGTCACCCCTCACTGTTCTCACATAGTAGTTACTATGTCTTGCGTGTATTCCAGAGGCACTGTCAACAAGTTGACTGACTGTTCCGCTGGGTTTGACGCAGGTGATAGATGTACTCTGTGGTATGCCAAGGCGATTAGAATAGTCAAGGTTAGTGCTAACAGCAACTTCTCGTAAATGTTCAAGAGTCTCCTCCAATCCTTTGTTCTTAGATGTTAATAATTTATTATCCATTATTCCAGTGAGCGACACACCCAACAGTCGTTCTTCTTCGGTATTTCGTTGCCACACTTTTCGCAGATATGGAAACTTAGTGAAGGAAGACTGAACAGTCCCAAGAATAGTTGCCAGTTTAACTTTACGCTCAAGATCATCCACTGTATCTGTTCCCCTAACCACAACTTCAGTGAGGTTACAGAACTGGTAAGGCCGTAGTATAATTTCAGAACAGGGGTTAGTACCAAACTCAAAGTCAGGGTCACGTCTGCCAAATTTTGCAGCTTGTTTTTTAGATGCTTCACGATTAAATATCCCTCTTTCACCAGACTTACTCTCCACTAGAGCAGTCCATTCTCTCATAAAAGTTTCTATGTCAGGTCTCTCTGTATAAGAGACAGAGTTGTTAGCTAGTGCTCGATGTGCTGCTGTCTCCCACCACTGCCCTGACTTAGCGTGACGCATACGGTCATCACTAAGGTTAGACAGAGAGATCATAGCACTACGTCTTACGCCACCTACTACAACTATCTGGCCTATGAAACACATAAGGTCATGGCATTCCATAGACGACAGCTTACGTCCTTGTGCAGCTTTAAATGTCTGTACACTAAAATTAAACAACTCTATTAATGGAGCAGGGCCACTAGCTCTACCACCAAATGTCTTTAGTCTTGCACCTGCAGGACGTACACGAGAGACATCCCACTGTGGTATCTCACCTGCCCAGAGTAAAGCTAGTAACTGTCGGAAAGCTTTAGCCCAACCCTCTTTACTATCCTTAACAACTATCATTGTCTCACTCTCGTACAGCTCAGGTACTTCTGGTAACTGTTGTACAAACTGACGTTCAACACTAAAGCCTACACCAGTACCACAGAGTAGGATAAACATGGCCTCATCAAAAGACTTAGGGTCATCTACTGGTAGGTAAGAGCAGTTGTAACCTGCTGTGTTGTCCCTATCTAAAGCTGGACCTGCAGTCATCATAGCTCTCATACTTGGCATAACTTCTAGATTAAGTATAGCTTGCTCTATTTCGTTTGTTGTTTCCTCATCAACTTTTGTATGAACAACATTGGATATGTACCTGCTTACTGTCTCAGGCCAAGACTCTCTACCTTTACCATCAAAGTATTTTGCATACCTTGACTTGTGTATGAATGCTTGGTAGTCAGTTGGTAAATAATTATTCATTTGTCCTCTCCTATATTTGTTGGTGCGTACACCTCACCATTATACTTACTTCCTGTTGCACCTTTACCTGTTTCTACTCCGTTATTACATTTAAATACTACTATTAATAAAAAGAATATAGCCCATAAACTAACCCTCTTTGAGTAAAGTATAAACAGTTCAAATGTTTTCTTTGCTTCTATCTCAGCTGCTTCTCTTGGTGTCATTCAGGCACAGTCCAAGGGTAGCAGGGTACAATACTTTGCTTGCAATACTTTGCGTTGTCTACCAGTAAGACTGGAAGAATACATATTACAAATATGCAAAACAACAAAGGCCATACCAAACCCTTCATGTCACAGTAGTTCATCTGTTATCTCCTGATCCTGATATTACACCACGTTCTAATCTATCTTTTAGTTTCTTAATATTGTTATCAGCTATCTGTTGCATATCAATATTTAAGTCTCTGCACAATGCGGCAATGTACCACAGGCAATCTCCTACTTCATCAGCAATAGCTTCTCTGTCAAACTTACCATCACGTAGTATCTTTTTTACTTTGTTTGCTACCTCTCCTGCTTCTGCAGCTAGTCCCAACGCAGGGTAAATTACTGCATGTTCTTGTTTGTATATGGCTGTGCTTACAGCAGCTTTTTGGTAGTCGTTCATTTGGTTTGAATTAAATATTTCAAAAGCTTCTATATCATCTTTACTTATCATATGTTACCTCACATTCTAGTACTTTTGCATCGTCTATATCGTATAAATAATTTTTAACTAACTCAGATATTGCCTCGGTGTTGTCACCGGAAGTCTCTAAGAAGTTTGCATCTGGATCTACTTTTAGTATTATATTAATCTCAAACTCCATGACGAACCCCTAGTTATATCCATACATGGTAGTCATGTCAATCTCTAATGGCTC